ACGCAAGTAGCAGGTGTTAATGATTCTATGATTGTTGTTTTTGGTAAAAAAAATTAAGGTCTTCTTCTTTTTTCAAGCTTAGTTATATATCTTTTGGTCAGATCATCATAATCAACATCAGACCATGCTATAGGATTTTCATACCCATAAACTCTATTCCACTCTCTCATTATCTCTTCACCCTTTGGATAGTTACCATCAAGAAAAGCATCTAATATTCTTGTTCTTGTTGGACCTTTTCTGTAAGTAGTAAAGTCTTCTCTTTGTTTTTGTGTCCATGCTCTTTGTAAAGCTCTTCTAGGTCCTGTTCCAAATATGGGTGATAAGTTTTTTGGAGTTCTTCTAATTGCTCCATAAATACCATAATCTTTAGATTCTTTATATGCTCTTGTTGCAGTATCATAAATTTTATTTAAGTCTTGCCATATCACAGGTGTTAATGTAAACTCAACTGCTCTTAGTGGATCTTCTGCTGCTAAAATATCTGTAACAACTCCAGCAGTTCCAACAACTGCAAAACTATCAAGTATTTCTTTTGGACCTATATCTTTTAATTGACCACCCTTTTCACCTTCTCTAAAAAAAGGTATTTCATATTTTAAACTAAAATTTTCATCATATATATTTTTACCTGCTAATAATTCACCTAACATTTCTTTTGCTGGCTGTATTACTGCTGCACCTGCAAGACCCCCTGCAGCTAATCTTAAATATAAAAATGGATTTATACCCTCTTCTGATAAAATTCTTTTGTACAGGTCATATTGTCTTATTCCAAATCTTTTAAATAAAAAGAAAGGTCTAAATCTTGGGTCGTTTACAATCAAAGGATCTCTTAAAACACTTTTTTGCAGTTGGTAATCTCTTGCAAAAGTATAAGCATATTGTTGTATTTTATCATAATCAGATGCTTTCATGTTTTTATTTTTTAAATCTAAAATTACATCAGGTTTTTCAAACCCTGCTTTTCTTAACTCCATAGTAGCTTTTGCTCTCAAGTTGGCGTTTTTAGATTGTAAATTTTTTCCTGTAGCAGTTCTTTGAAGTTTTAATAAATTTTCATATGCTGCAACAGTTGACATTTTAAAGTTTAATTCATTTATTTTATTAAAAGAAAAGCCTGGTACAATACCAAAAAATCTATCTGTTGTTTTTTGTGCAAACCATGCAGGGCTAAATTTTTTAATAATTGCATCTTGTTGTGTTCCTAAAGTTACAGCTAATAAATCACCATAACCAGAAGGAGTAACTGACTCCACTAATTTTTTGTATTCTGGGTCTGTGTTCCATTTCCTCACACCACTAATAAGTGGACCATAGCCAACTTTTAAAGCAGCAGAAATAGTTACCTGAGAGATGTTAGGTATTGTAGCAAAACCTAAACCTATTTTTGTAGCCACTTGAAAGTCTGTTAAATCTTTTAAAAAACTTTTAGTTTTTACACTCCAATTAAATTTAGGATTATATTCTATAGCACCTGTAGCTGATTCATATATTTGATTTATAATTCTAGCATCTTCTACTTTACCAATCTTGCTTAAATGTTCAGTTATTCCCATGGCTTTTGAACCTTTAATTCCTAAGTGTTTTGCATGAGCTATACTTCTTGAGCCTTTAGAAAAATATCTAAGAGTTAATTTTCCCATATCTTTTTCAATAACTTGATCTTTTAATTCTTTTGATAATAAATTCACAAAAGTTCTTTTAGATTCTAAACTATGGTTTGTAACATTTAATTCTTTGTATACTTCTCTTTGTAGAAGTTTTAATGCTTCTAAGGTTGATACATTTTTATCTATTTTTTTTGTATCTCTTGTTAGCAATTGTTCTCTACTTGGTTGTTCTAATTTTTTTCTTATTTGATTTAATATTTGAGAAAATTGATTATTAACTCCTATTTCTTTTAAATAATCATTAATAAATTGATTAGCAGCAATTGCTTGTTGTTTGTTTGGTTTTTGATTATTTAACAACTCTCCAAATACTTGTGGGTCTTTTTGTAATCTTTTTGACATCTCTCCAACATTAAGTCTAATCAAATCAATAACTTCCAACTTTAAAGGTTCTGGAACATAATTAGGTTCAAACTGTGCTGTCTTAATTCCTGCTCTTTTTGCTTCTGTAAACATTTGATTAAAAGCTAATCTATAATTTTTAGGGTCAATAATTTTAAATTGGAACTTTGTACCATCTGCTATCGTAAAAGTATCTCCCCTTTTAATATTTAAACTTCCTGTATTAGGAGCACCATTTATAATAGAAAATTTACCTTCACCTTTTAAAAAATCTCTTACTGCATTTAATTCAGCTTTTCCTTTTTTACCACCTGCAATAGCATCATTAAAACCTGCCTTTCCCAAGATTCCAATATTTTTGTTTAAAAAACTATTTAATGTTCTTACATTTTCTAAACTATATTTTTCAACAAGTTCAAAGGAATAATTTTTTAAAGGATGACTAACTCTAAGTTCAGCAGGAGTCAAGGACTTTACAAAAATGTCATAAAGTTTTTTAGGCATATATGTTTTTAAAGGAGACGAGTGTCTAGCAAATGCAACACTTTTTTCAAACAAAGGATCTGTTGATAATTTTTTTAAATCAGCTTGAAGTTTTAATTTATCTTGCATAGCAATTCTAAATCTTCTAGTATTAGATATGCTTAATTCATTTTTGTCAAAATTAATTGCTCGTATTAAATTAAATTCCTCTTTAGGCATATTTAATTTTTTTGCTATTGTTTCAGCTAGTTTTATATTGCTAGCTGTAGTTGTTAAACCTTTAAAAGATGGGTCTAAATTACTATTTGGATATTTTTCTAATAACTCAGTCTTACTTAATTTTCCTGTTTTAGATAAATTTTGTCCTTTTGCTTGATTAATTTCTGCTTGGACTCTAGGTATTTTGCTTTGAATAAATTCAAATTCAATCATAGAATCGCCTGTTTTATTTAACCAATTTTTATCTAATATCCTTATCTTGGTTTTACCATCATCTAATCTTTCTTTTTTAAATCTTTGTTCTTTTGTAACATCAGGAACTCTTATACCTAAAAGCTCTTCTGCTTCTGCAACTAATGGGTCTTTTCTTTTTTCTGCTTTTGCAATTTCTCTTTCAAGTTTAAATTGTTTTTCTGCTGGCTTTACTAATGTTTCTTGCTTTACAACTCGTGTTACTTTGCCAAAAGCATTTCTTCCTAATTGTAAACCTGCTATCACTCCTGCTGCGTGAGCATATTCACCTGGATGTGGTAGCCTTGGATTACCTTCTAATGTTTCAAATAAAGCAGGAGAACTTCCGAAAGCACCAACTTCAATACCTTTTGTAGCCATCAATTGAACAAGATTGCTTTTAGAATTTAATCTCTTTGCTACAACTGGTGCTAATGCTAAAGAACCTGCCGAACTTGCAAACCCTGTTAACGCACCTTTAGCAGAATCATATAAAACTTGAACAGCATCTATATCTTTGTCTTCTATTTGTTGTACAGCAGCACTTTGTAAACCTGAATAAAAACCTAAACTACCAATATTTGCACCTAATCTTTTAGCAAGCTCAGGGGCTTGTGATGTTATAACAGCATCTAAAGATGTTTTAGGAAGTTTAGCTACTAATTGTTCTCCACCTTCTTGTACTGCTTTTCTTGCAAGCTCTTGTGAAAAACCACTTTTAACTAATTTTTTAGCTGTGCCTGACATTAAAGGAGATATAACTGCTTTTCCTACAGCACCACCTATACCCATAGTTGCTATATCAGATGGACTTGCAACAAAAGACATTATTGTTGAAGCTATATCTGCAAGCATTCCAGGAGTCCAACCACCTAAATCATAATAAGGTCTACCTCTAATAGCTTGATATGCTAAGCCCTCTATAGATCTATTATAACCTTCTCTAAATATTTTTGGAACTTTTTCTTCAGGAAAAATTTGTGCAAAACCACCAAAATACTTATCTGCAAAAGTTTTTGGAGTTTTTTCTGTATCTAAAAAACTTAAATCATAAGAATAATTTATATTAGACATTTTTAAAAACTAAAGGATGTGACTAAACTATCTATTTCTGGTATGCTTTGCCCATTTATTGTAACTAAAGATGGATTTTGACCTTCTGCTAACTTTAAACCTCTAGGATAAAATTTGTTAAAAAGCTCATCAGATTGAAGCCTATTTAATTGTGTAGCCAATCTATCTTTTAAATTTTTTACACCTGATTCTGATATATTTGGACTAGCAACTAGTCTTTGATATAAAGCAATAGCATCTCGTACTGTGCCTGTAAATTCATCTGCTTGATTTTGAGGAATATCAAATCCAAAACCTGTTTGCTCATTTAATTCGCCTTGTGCAAGAACTCCCATAAATGCTGGTCCTGGAGCAATAACATTTCGTGTCCTTACATTTTCTTTTCTATTTTTATCTAAATAATTTTTAAGTTTATTTGTTATAAAATTTGTTGTTTGCACAGTTTCTTTTGGGAAAAAACCCCTTTTAATTAAATTTTTATCTCTAGTAGATCGAAATGTTCCTGTTTTAATTTCTTCGTTTTTATAAGCATCTATAATATTATTTAAACCACTTTCATCAATAATTGTTGGTGCTGTAGGCTCTTTGCTCGGTTTGTATTCATCTGTTTTTGGGTCTAACTCTTCCATTTCTTCTTCAAATCTACCATCTATAATTGCTTGTGCTATCTTTGAAGTATCCCTTCCTCCAGGTTTTAATTTTCTAACAAACTCAGAGCCACCTGCATATTCTAAACCACCATAATCTTGTTCATTAATTGGACCAAATTCAGGTGCTCCTTCAAAAGTAAGTTCACTATCCCTTGTTTCTATTTCACTTCTTACTTTATTTTTTATTCTTTCAAATTGTGGCAAAAGAGTAGCCAAATTTTGTTTTTGGGCATCACTAAGCTGTCCAGTATTAGGGTTTGGAGTAGAAAGTGCTTCTATTTGTTTTTGAAAGAGTTTAATTCTTTGATCTTCGTTTACCAATGTTTCTACATTTTGTCTTCTTAACTCTGGTTGTTGTCTAAAAGTAATGTCTAAATTTCTTCCATATGACCCAGCTTTTTTTAAATTTTCTGTATAAACTGGACTTTCAATTATAGCTTGAAACTCAGCTTCTGTTGTTTCTGTTGCAGGATTAGCAACATATATTTTTTTTAACTCTGAAACAGCATTAGATTGTTCTGTTATTTTATTTAAATTGTACCTAGATGCGTTTTTTACCATATCACTATCAGACCTAACCAATAAATCTAAAGATTCTATATCTCCACCAGCTTGTTTTACATAATCAGAATACTTTCTATCAAGTCGTGCTTCTTCTCTTATTTGATCTTGTTTTAATTCTAGTCTTTTTGCTTCTGCTCTTTCAAAATTTAAATCTTCTCTTGTTTGTTCATACCTTCTTTGCTCTTCTTTTATTCTTTCGTCTACTTTTTCTTGTTGTTCTCTTTTAAAATTAATATCTGCTAAACCACTAATAGCCCCACTAACAGCTGCTGCTGTATCTTCAAGAGGTGTATTCCCAACATTTTGTCTTCTTAATTGATTTAATAAACGATTTAAATTTGTATGTCCTGGCATTAGTATCCTCTTATTGTTCTTGGGTCATAAGCACCCATTGGTCTGTCTAAACCAAAACCTCTAGGCAATGCATTAGATCTTTGTTGAAATGATAATAAAGAATCTGAACTTTCCATGTCACCATATCTCATTTCAGGTGTATCGTACATTACATTTATATCGTCTGGTGTTGTACCAACATCAGGTGTAAATCCAAATTCAGCACCACTTTTAACTAAATTCAAAGCAGTTGCTATATTTTGTTGCTTTGCTCTTTCTATTGCATCTTGAGCTGCACCAATTCTACTTGTAATTATTTGTTGTACTCCTCTTTTGCCAGCTTCATATTGACTACCTATACCAGATTGTTGTAAATCAGCAGCTTGTCTTATAGATTGTTGTGTTCTCTGACCACCTGCTGCTCCTCCTGCAAAACCACTAGCAGCTGCTGCTTGTTGTGCTCTCATTTCACTTTGTAATAAATTTTGTTGCAAACCCTGAGTTCTTTGTTGTGCTCTACTTCTAAGCTGAGCTATTTCTTCCTCAAAAAATGGGTCATAAGTTGCTTCCTCTGTAGCTGCTTGCATCTCAGGTGTAATTGCTGTAAAATATTCACTATATTGTTCAGGGTCAAGACCAAATGATGTAGCAATAGCTGTAGGGTCTGAAAAATCTGTAGTTGTTGTTGCAGTTCCTCCTCCTGCTGGACTAGGTGGAGCTGGTGTAGTTGTTGGTGTTGGTTGAATATTTAATGATTGCTCTACTTGTTGTTGGTTCATATCTTGAAACGCTTGCGAATAATCAATTGTTTCAAAAGGATTTGTTACAAAACCACCTATTTGATAACCTCTAGACATTTGTAAAAGTGTTGGAGTTTTCATTCCAGGCATTAATTTGCTCCTGTAATAAAACTTAATATAGATTGACCATTTATATTTCTAGGGTTGGAAGTATTAGAAGATAAATTTTTTCCTTGTGTTTCTACATTTGTATTACTATCAATAGGCATAAAATTAAAATTAGTTTTTAAACCTAAAGAATCTGAACTTCTTCCAAATTTAGAAAGCAAGGTAGGCTCTAAAGTGTCAGGTAATATATTTCGAAAACCTTGATTTTGTGATATTCCACCTCTTTGGTCTTGTCCAACATTTAAAAATAAATTAAGCCTTTCTAATGCATTTAAATCTTTTAAAAATGCTTTTGCTCCTTTTATGTCTTCTCCTGTTTCCAAAGCAGAATCAATAATATTAGATAACCCAAGTAAAGATTTTTTTGATCTGTTTTTTTCAAGCTCTTTTTCTAGCTGACCTAGCAACTTGTTTTTTTCTTCAATTTGTAAATTAGCTGTAGAGAAAAATTTTCCACGACTCGGCAACATTGGAACAATACCTCCTTGTTGAGCACCAAAAATATAATTTAATATACCTCCAACTACTGCCCCTCCTTTTTCACCTAATTTTTTTCCACCTGGAATGGGTATAAATTGCCCTAAAAAACCACCTGCTTGTTCAGCTAAATTTTGTATTGTTGCTTGTTTTTTTCGTTTTTCAAAATCATCATCTAAAATATCTTGTTGTTTTAACCCTAAGCCATATTGCTGTTGTAAAAGCTCTCCTCTTTCTTTTTGTTTGTCTTTTTCCAAATCTAAGTTTGCAAGACTTGCAAGAGTTTTGAATTGAGATTGTGCTCTTTGAGGAGCTCTCAAAGCTTTGAAACCAGCTGTTTGAAATGGTTGATAGTTTATTTTTTGTTCTATTGCCATATAATTATCCTATTAAATTTAAAACTTTTTTCTTCTAATTAAAACCAATCTATTGCCCTTTTAAAGCATCTACTTCTGCTTTTAATTCTTGTATTGCTTTTATCATTGGTGATATAAACTCGGTATATCTCAACCCTTTAGATCCTTCTTCATCATTAGCTGCAGGGTCAACATAACCAGCAAAATTTTCTGTATCTATACCTAAAGAATCTAAAAGTGTTTTGACTTCCTGTGCTATTAAACCATAATGTGTTCTTGTTTTTCCTTTTAATTTATAAGAAATTGGATTTAAAGAATTAACAAAACTTAAACCTAGTTGAGATGCTTGAACTGATTCTTTATTATTTAAGTCAGAAGTTTGTATAGTTCCATTAGTAGCATGAACATCATCCCATTTTAAACTTGAGTTTCCTAAGTCATGCCCATCATCTGAGTCTGGAAGCAAACCTCCACCAGTTGTTAATAAACATTTTATATTACCTACATCTCTTTCAAAGCCTGCATCTGGAGAACTATATGAACCAAAATTTATTTTACCATTAATATTAACATTGCCATCTGCATCAAATGAATATCTATTATTTCCAGCTCTTCTTATAAGTAAAGAGGTAGTACTAGCATCAGAAAAAATTCTAAATGTGTTATCTGTATTTGTTGTTTTAGTGTCATTGCCATCATGTATAAAAAGGACACCTGTATTGTCAGCATCTCCTTGAATATGGATATTTCCATTGCTTTGAAAATTAATATGACCATCTGCAAATGTTGCTGAACCTTCACTTGTTATGCTATTTGAAGCTAAAACAACACCACCTATAGTTCCTGATTCTGCTAAAATCTTTCTAACTACAACTGATTTTTTATTATCTCCTACACCTAAGTCTGCATCTTCTATCCTTAATTCTTTTTCACCTGATTGAATATTAATAGAATTTGTTGCACCATATCCAAATGTAGAGTTTTTAAAACCAACTTTTTCATTATGGTAACTTATATCTATTCCTTCTTTTTGGTCTGTTACACCAACATCAGGAGCACTCTTTCTTCCATAAACTTTAGTGCCATGGTTTACACCTACTGAATTAATTTTATTATATTTAAAATCTGCCATTATGTGTTAATCAACCTTTTGTATGTTGGTCTATATTCAATAGTTATATCATTTATTTCTAATTTTGTTGCTGAATCAACAGTTATTTGTAAAGCAATGCTTTGACATTCTACTGGGTCATCTAAAGGTATTTTTGCTATTTCAAAATCTGTTGCTTGATTTAAAGTATTACTGCTTAAATCTGAATCTACAAACGAAGTAGAACCATTCAATGCATATCTTAAAACATTATTTTGTGTTGTACTTGAAGAGGATTTATAAGTTATATGAAAGCCATATATTTTTTTTCTTTTACTTGGAGTTCCAAAGTCAAAATCTTTTGTTTGGTAAACTGTATTACTAGAATCTTGTGGCTCTCCTCTCCAAGTTCTTAGTGTTATAGTATCACTATTCTCTGAGTAATATAATAAATCACCATTAACATCATAATCAAAATTACTAAACACATCACCTGAATGCAGTCTGTTTTTACCTAACCAAATAGAACGAGTTTTTAAATCATAGATAATAACATCACTACCATTACCTCCAAAGTTTTGGTCATTCGTTGTGCTTCTTGAATCTAAAGCTATTATAATATGTGATTCTTTACCATAATAACCTATGATACTTCCAGCAGTTATTAACTTTGCCCATGATTTTAAATTAAATAAACCATCTTTATATCCATTTAAAACCTTTTCAGTAATTAATTCAGTAATTCCACTTCCACCTTCATATACATAAAGACCATTTTGATTTACCCAAGTAATACCAAAAGGTGTTTTTATAACAGCATTAGGATGTAAAACACCATACCCCTTGTGAGTTGCTTCTAAAAACCAACCACCTGGATTAGGGCTTCCTATATTTATTATATACAATGTGTTGAATTTATATGCAAATAATCTATCACCTACAGATTCTAATCTTATATAGGCTTCTGCATCACCCAAAGCAACATCTATAAAATTATTATCAGGAAATATATTTTCTTTATTTATTGGGGTGTACATAATTCTGTCAGCGTGTTTTCTTCTAACACCTTCGTTTGTTGTCTTTTTTACATTGGCAACAAATAATCTTCTGTTTGCAAATACACCAGTTTTAAAACCATCTCCTGCATTTCCAATAGTTAAATTACCTTCATTGCTAGAATAACCATTAATGGTAGCATATGTATCAATGCTTGGTTCTATGGCTGTTACAGTTACATTCCCCAATGGTGTGCTTGCACCATTGGTTATAGTCCAATCTTTATAATCACCACTCATTTTAGAACGAACACCATAAGCATTATTTTGACCAGAAACTCCTGTAATGTCTATATCTGCAAGTAAATTCCATTCACTATCATTAACCCTGCTACCTGTATTATCATATAATTTCCAATACAATCTACCACCTGTAACATTGTTAAAATAATCTTGACCAAGATTACTAGACAAACCATTTTGTGAGCTAGCATAAACTGATATGTTTAAAAGACAATCATCATTAGTTATATTTTTTGTATCTGTCATTTCAAAAACAGTAGACTCCATTTTCTTTTCATATATAAATGTTAGTCCAAACTTATAATAACCTGCTTGCCATCTACCTGTACCAGCACTTCCTTGATCTATTTCTACATTAAAACTTCCATCCTCATAAGAAGCACTTGTTACAAGGTTTCCATCATTTGGTGGAGTAATTATAAAACCTGTAAATAAAAAACTGTCCTGTGCTAGTCCTAATTGTTTATAACCAACATAACCATATTGTTTTACTGTACTTGAGTTATTAAGACTTGTATCATGTAAAATAATTTTATTACCAATTGGTATTACTGCACCCTGACAAGATGTTACACCTGCTCCACTAATATCTCCTATGCTTGTCCAAGTTTCATTAGTATAATCAAGAACTTTACATTGAGTGTTGCTGCTATTACCTGTTTGGTCTATTGCACATATATAATTTTCACCAGTATTAGTTTTTGCTTTATTGTAATCAAACTCAAAATGCTTTAGACCATGCCCTCCAGCATTTTCTATGGCATGACTACCAACAGTTGCAAAGCTTGCAGCAGATGTTGCATGACCTGCATCCCTAGGTGTTCCATCACCATCACCCATGTTTCTTAAAACACCTATTTGGTCTCCTATTACATCTTGGCAAAAAGAAGATTCATTGTCTGCTATGTCTCTTTTATCTCTTTGATTATTAAGACCACCAGAAAAGTCTCTTAATGTGGCTGTTTGTTTTGGCATTTTACTTTAGTAAAACTTTTTTAATAACATCCTCAACTACAGAATAAATAGAATTTAAAACCTTTGCTTCAGTCTTTTCATTTATAATCGGTATGTCAATTCTGTCATTTAATTTTTTGATGATTTCTTCTTTAGTTTCTTCATTACATAAGTAATCTACCATCATATTTGCTAGTTTCATTTTCTTGCTCCTTGTGATTTTTTCATTCGTTTAAACCCATCTTCCATAGATATGGTTGAAAAATCTACTTGGTCTTTTCTTATTGCAGATGCCCAAGCTCCACCTTCTCTAACAACTGTATTTATTGGAGAAATAATTCTTTCAAAACTTCCATCACAATGTTGGTCATTACAACTTGTTCCAACAAAATCATCCTCATCAGAAGTGTTAAAGTTTCTACTATAATTTTCTGTAGGCTTGTTACAAACCTTACATTTGTATGTGTATATCGGCATTAATGTTTTCCATTCAATCTTGATACTATACCTTTTAGGTAGTTCATATCATCTGTTAAATCATTTAATTCTTTTACCACAGACTCATGTCTTCTTTCAGCATTGTCTATAATTTTATCTTGCCACCTATCATATGAATCATCAGATTTATTAAACCTATCTATTAGTTTTACCAAGATCTGATATTGGTCAGTAAGTTTTTGAGTCAATACCTTTTGCAACCAAGCCATTTGCCCTGCAAAAAGCATTACCATCACTCCAACAATTCCATATTCTGCAAATATATCTATCATATTACTGCTATAATTTAAACATTATCTGTTAACAACTTGTTAACATAAACTACTTTTTCTTACCTTTTTTAGCTTTTTTCATTTTCTTTTTTTTCTTTTTACCTGTATGATATGGCATTTTTTTCTCCTTTAATATAAGTTAACAACAATCATCACAACAATCACAGTTGCAATCTTCTTCACAATATACTATATGTTTTATTTCTTTTTGCACTATTTCTTCTTCCTTTTTTTAGCTTGTCCAACACGAGATTTTTCTACTGCTTTTAAATTAATTCTTTTGCCTTGCTTATATAGTTTTGCAGTTCTTTTTATTTCTGCAGCTTTTTTTCTAGGATTCTTAGCACCCTTAGTATATTTAGCTGGCACACCATATTTATATGGTTGCTTTCTTTTACTTTTTGTTTTTTTTCTTGGCATTAGCTTTCCTTATTGACTCTTTACCTGCTTTAGCTATTTTAGCTTGTGCAGTTTTACCTGCAACTTTTGCTCTTTGTTCTAATACAGTTAATATTTGTATTTTTCTAGCAAAAGGTTTTCTAATTCTTTTTACCTTTGCAACAGTTGCTCTAGCATCTTCTGGTGTAGCAAATTTAATTCTTACCGTATCTTTTGGATTTTCATCCGTATATAATCTTCTTCCAGAACCTTTTGGTTTTTTACCTGTACCAACTTTTGGGTCTTTACTTTTTCTTTTTCTTTTTCGCACCACCCCTCCTCAAGTCAGTATCATGTTTTCTACTACCCCTAATAAAAGAATTTACCCTTCCCATTGCCCATGCAGCCATAGGAACATTCCTTGAACCACTTGAAAGGTAGGCTGCTTGCCCTCTTTTATAAACTTTTTTTAATGTGCCTAATGATATTCCAGAACTTTTAGCTTTTGCTGCTAAACCTTTAGCCCCTGAAGTTTTCTTTTTTACTGGTTTTCTTTTTTTCTTAGGTGGCATAATTACTCCTTTACCATTTTACTTTATGAGACCAAAATCTTGCTGACAACTTAGATGGATTTGGATCTTGTGCATTATGTCTTGCATAATAAGATTTTCTTCTTGCTTTGTCTTTTTTAGTTTTAGGGTTTTTACCTGCACCTCTTACACCTTGCTGTCCAAATCTTATTGTTTTAATTTTATCTCCAACTTTTGCTACTACAATATGACTTTTTGTTGGATGATTAGGAGTTCTTTTAGGTTTATTATAACCTGTAACTCCAGCTTTTTTTAACCTAGAATCTTTCTTTTTTGCCATACATCATCTCGTTTAATATTGATATTAATTCGCCTATCATCGTCTCATGCTTATTATTCTATTTAACTGATATACTTTATCTTGCAATTTAACTATTTCTGCTTCATGTTGTGCAACCATTGTTTCTAAAAATCTAATTGAAGTATTTTGAATATGGTCTGAGCTGATAGGAGCATCTTGGTTTGCCAACATATCTGCTTGTATTTTTTCTATGTGCATAGAGTTATTACTTGTTGTTGTTTCTAAAAAACTAATTCTGGAATCCAACTGACTGTATCCCCAAACTCCGAGCACAATGGCTGACAAAACTTGAATAAGAAAACTAAGTGAAAAACTTACTCCAGAACTTTCTTGAATCTTTGCCATTAGTACAATATCCAATCACTTGCTATATCATTCCAATCTTTATACTTGGTTCTATTGGTATCTTTTTTTACTACCTCAAACTCTTCATGGTTGTAACACCAAAGCATTGTAGAGTCTTCATTAAAGTGTAGTATTCTATTGTAAAAATGTTTTTCGCCATGTTGGTCTTGTATATCCATATTACCTATTTC